CTCACAACGTTTCCGAGGCTTTGGATCGCATACTGGATAGCGGCCAAAGTTGCCTTCGAAAGAGAGCTGAGCCATGCCACGAACCTGGCCCGCGCCGCCGCGTCGGTCTCCGCGTTGGCGCCCGTGGTGAAGGGGCTCGCATTTGTCACCGCATCGACGTAGGTGATCGCCTGGCTAAGCGTATTTATGGCCCCGGCAGTGGCGTTGCCCTGGCTGCCTGCGTTGACGGCCTTCACTGTAACGGTTACGCTTGAATTTCCGCCCACGATTACATAACCGTTCAGGCCCGCGCTGTAGGCGGGATTGGTCGTATCGAGAGTGACGGCATACTGCTGAGTGCCATCGCTTGTTTGGACCTGGGCGCCGACGGGCACGACCGCCTGCTGAGTAGGGGTAAACCTGGAAAAAGTCGCCTGCCCTGTGGCGTAGGCTGCCGGGAGCCGCGTAAATCCATAATCGGCAAGCCAGGAATCGAGATCGCTCTTGTTCGACGTCGCCGCCCTGGTGAGGGCCGCAACCTGGAGGACGAGGGCCTGCAGCCACATTACGACGGCCGCGTTCGCTTCCATTATCGCCCGGATAATCGACCCGACCGTAAAGTCAACGAGCGCCTTAGCCGCGCCCTGGACCGCGGCCGCCGCGTTCCGGATTATTTGAGTGAAGGTTTGGGTATTAAGAGGCAAAATCAATTCTCCATTCAAAAATTTAGGAATTTAAGAATTTAGGAATTTAGGAATTGGTTTTTAATCCCTCAATTCTTCAATTCCCCAATGCCTCAATTTTATAATTCCTCAATCGTTTTCCACGTTAAAGCTCAACACAATCGGCGTGCCCGTTGGCGCGTCCACATATTGGATCCAGACCCACAACGAAAAATCCGGAAGCTGCGTTATGCTCACAACCGGAGGCGGCGAAGGCGCAACTACAGCCTCTTGGAGTATCTGGCTCGATGCAATCCCATTGATCTTATCGAGCATATCCTTGCTCTGCGGCTGGCCCACGTATTGCGGCAGCCCGAGTCCATAGCTTGGGTCGAAAATATAATCGCCCGGGTTGGTCATGAGGCGTCTCAATATCCGCTGCTTGCCGCGTTCCGTGCCCGTCACGGCCTGAAGATCCCCGCTATTTGATGCCTCCAGGTCCGTCGACCAGATCTGGTAGAGATCGCTTAGAAGTTGTTGGGCCATAGCTCGCGATGCTCGCAGTTTTTAGTTATTAGTTGTTAGTTTTGAGTAATTATTAGAAACTCAAAACTGGGCACTCACAAAAGATCGTGCCCGGACTTGAATCGTTGAACCACGTTAGCAACGCCAAGCCCGGACCTGAACGCAGTGAGGGTCCACTCAAAACTCTTATGCTACGGGCGGCCCGGTATCCCCACCGCCCAGCGTGCCGCCAGTATGCACATGATTCACAAGACTTATCCCGGCGACCGTGATATCACCCCCGGCTGCCGTGAGATTGATATTGCCGGTAACCGTAATCGTTGCGTTGCCCTGGATCGCTACGTCCAGGTTCGTCCCGACGTTCAGGTCGGCTTCCTTGTTGGCGGTGATAATCAATTTATTCTGTACGGGACTCCACCGGATCATATTGCCGGCTTTGTCCTGAAGGAGGATTTCACCGCTTTGGACGGCGTTGGGACTCTTTATCGGCACTTCGACATTATTGAAAAAGAATTTGCTTATTCTGCCGTTGTCCTTGTCCCCGTCCGCGAAAGTGACCGAAACCGCCTGCCCGATCTCCGGGCCGAAATAGGCGCCGTATCCGTTTCCAACAAAAACGGACGGCAGCGGGATCCAGCCTGTTTCGTAGCCGTCCGGCTGGATCATTACCTTGACCGCATAGGCATTGGGGTCATAAGACGTGATCGTGCCGTCTTTTTCTCCAGCCAGGGTCCCGGCCGCCAGCAGCGCCTGCCTGCGCATGGCATCGTTTAGATCGCCGGCATTTTTCAATAAAAACTCCAATTTAGGAATTTAAGAATTCAGGAATTAGGCACCTCAATTCCTTAATTGCTTTTCAATTCCTCAATTCCTCAATCCTTCAATCATGAATCCGTTTCCATTTCCGGAGCGTGGTTCTTGGCTTCCAGGTCCATCGTATATCCTTCGGGGCCCATGCGCCTCGAGACAGTCACCGGCCAGTATGTTTGATCGTAAGCAGTGCCCGTTCCGCTCACCTGGACAAGCACCCGCGTATTTAAAAGATTATCTCCCGGCAGGGTCGCGCTGAGTGTCATCTCGTTTTGGATGATGCCCTTCAGCCGTTCTTTCGCCCGCGTGTTCGCCTGGGCCTGTGAGAGACCCGGTTCATTGTACAAGTAATTGAGCGTTCCGACTGCGTTCGGCCTCGTCGCCGTAGCCTGGCCGGTCATTTTTGCCTTCATTTTCGAGTTCCAGGAGCGGATGGTTACCTGGGTATTTTTTTGCGAAAGCATATTATTGCGTGTGAAGCGAAGCCGCATGGCGTTTGCCTGCGGGAAACCCTGCCGGGCGCTCCTGGGGAGCCACTGGATCAGATAGATGCCCGTGTCTGAACTGTCCTGCGACTTGAAGCGCAGGGTGTTCCCATCCACCCAGACGTTATAGCCGTAATCATCCGCGAGCTCGGATAGGAGGTCCCATTCGCTCGATGCGTTGTTCAGCCGGGCGTAATCTATTTCGTAAAACGTCCCGTCCAAACCGCCCGTACTATCGACGTCCGGAGTAAGGCCGTGGCGGCCGGCAATCGTTGTCGCGATCTGCGACGCCGTCTGGTTTAAAAAATTCTCGCTGGTCTTCGTGTCGATCATTTCCGACGTGAGGTCCCGGCCGGAAAGCTCGATTATATTTTGCTCCGGATCGTATGATTGCCGGTCGCAGTTGCCGAGTATCAAACTCGTCAGCTCGGCGGCGGAGAAGCTGTTCGGATTTTGAGGAAATCCGGCGAATATCTGCACCTGGATTTTGCCCTGAGCCGTCAGCCAGCCGGCGTTTTGGCTCGCGGGGAGCTTCCCGCAGGCGTAAGTCACCCGGAAGGTGTCTGCTTGCCGGTGGGTATTATTATTCACGTCCCACTCGACCCAGCCGGGCAGCGCCGCCCCGTTCACCTGGACAATGGCCCGAGGCAGCCGGAGGGCGTTTTTCAATGGGACCGGATTTATCGCTGACATTCAAGATCCTTTTCACCACGAAGAACACGAAGAGCACGAAGAGTTCCCGTCGCGAGGCGATAGAACCAAAAGGAATTATTTTTTTTATGTGTTCCCACTTTTGCTTTCCTTCGTGCGCCTTCACCGCGCTTCGCTCCCTCTTCGTGGTGAATGCTTTAGCTTTCCAGCACTCCATCGTTCGTATCGGACACGCTTGGCACAGTCAAATTCGCGATCCCCTGGATGACCGGATCGACCAGGGCGTTTGCCGCCGCGATCGTGCTCCAGGCCTGTGCCTGCCCGTATGTGGCTGCCGCCAGGGAGAAAAGATCACCTCCAGCCATAAGCACCAGCGCGCTCGTCTGCGATACGGCCCCGACGTTCGCCTGTATTCTGCCGAGCATCCCCGCAAGCGATACGAGCGCCTGCATTTGATTCATGGCCGTTATCGCCGCCGCAATGGCCGCCGAGGTCACAAGAGGAAGCGTCCCCGCCGCTGCGATCCCGGTATTCGCCCCGATCGCTGCTTCGGCTGTAACCTGGAGGGCAATCACACGCGCCTGCACGGCGGCAAGCGACTGAGTGACAACCGCCGCGGCGCTCGCGGCAAGGTTCACAAAGCTGGCCACGCCGGCGACTGCCGTCTGAAACGTGCCCCAAAGCCCGGTCAGGACCGAATCGTTCACAACGGCCACCTGGGCCGTGGCCGTCGTCATGTCCGCAGAAATCTGATCGTCAAGCCCCGTATTTTGAACCTGGGGCACGGGGGCCGAGAGGTTATCGACAACAATGCACCGGATCCGGTAAGGGATCTGGTAAAATCGCTGATATGCGGGATGAAATTCTTCGATTGTCACCGAATAGGCAAGCCTTCCCCAGGTAAGAGAAAGGGCATTTCCCTGCACGCGCAGATAATCGAGATGAAGCGCCCGGTCCATCGCGTCCGGCCCCTGGATGAGGCCGTTCCAATCGAGGTCCTTTTCGCGCCGGCCGAGAGCATCCACCTGGCGCCCGCCGCCGATTAGCTCATGTACTGCGAGCCTTTGCTGGCCTCCGAAGATGATTTCTTCCGGGATTTCCATGTCCCGAAAGATAAAATCTCCAAGCTGCAAAGTCGTATCAGGCATCAAAAGAACCTTTCACGCGAAGACGCGAAGACGCGAAGGGAAATAGCATCCCATTAAAAACTCCACCCATACTTCAGCCATTTTTCAGTACTTGTATAATTCAAGTGACGAATAGCCTCTTCTACTGTTTCGCCAAATCGACGCGTCCGAATATAGGTTTGCACATTGGGATATTTCGCCCTGTTCTCTGGATGCCCCCAGATGTCGGGTGGGTATTCATTTCTCAGAACTGCAAAATCGAAGTCATAACCCTTTGCGACCGCTGATGGATATCGCCCGCAGATATCCAAGACAATTGGATATCCAAGGCCATCCCAAGATCCGACTTCCAGTACAATTGGTGAGCCTAATGGTCCTGGATAAGGATGGTGGCCGATGTAATCGACGGCCTCTCCGACATTTACATATGGCATGCGTGTCGCAGAAAAAGCGGAGACGGGAATTTGAGCTGCCACCGTTGCGGCAGCCAAAGCTTTTAAAAATTGCCGTCTTGTTATGTCCACCCCTGCTCCCTTCGTGCTCTTCGTATCCTTCGTGGTGGATCTCTTCTCAACCCAGGCCAACGGTCGGCGCGCCGTACGTATAATCCGGATAGCCGCCGCCGAGCGCCCTGGTCGATTCCTTCACCTGGTGGTCGGTTACCGCCTCGGCCACCTTTCGCCCATCGATGTTTATCGTACTATGCACCTGCACGCTCTGGCTGCCGCCGCCGCGCGTATAGTTGCTCGCGTAGCTTTTGCCGGTGGCCAGGCTGCTGTGCTCGTCCGGATGGGCGCCCCTGATTGTCGCATCAGGCGGACCTCCGGACCGGTGCGGACCGGTATGCCATGTCTGCCCCAGATCGCGCTTCGTCTGGTCCCACCAATTGCCGAAGGCTGCCTGATCGCGGCGCCACTTCGCCTGCACCTTGTCCCAATTCGAATAAATGGCGACCGCCGCAGCCCCCAGGGCCACAAGCGCTCCCACTATGGCAAGAACAGGCGCGGCCACGGTCCCGGCCGTCCCAGCCAGGAGACCCAGCGCCCCGGTCACTCCTCCCAGGTATTTCAGGAGGGCCAGTCCCATGAGGACTTTCCCGAAGATCACGAGCGCCCCGCCGAGTCCGCCGAGAGTGTAAACGATCAGTCTTGCCTGGGCCGACACTTCCGGGCCGCCTTTGCCCAGGTGTTCGATCAGTTCCGCCAGGCGCGCATTGAAAAAGCTGAGGCCTTTTCCCACTTCCGGGAGCGTCTTTTCACCCAGGAGCGTGAGGATGCTCTTCATGTTCGTCTGCGCGTTGATCGCCTTCTGCCATACGGATTCATCGGCGAATTTGCCTTGAATTTCGGCGTTTCCGGGCAGCATTTTGAATTCCTGCAGGAGCGATTTCATCTGCTCCAGCGCTGCCGGGTTAGACAAGAGAGAAGCAATTCTGCCGCCTTGCACGCCGAAAGCGTGTTGAAAATTCTTCATGATATCCTGGCGGGCGATGGCTTCGGACTTGGTCGCAAACTCGCGTCCGAGGTACGTGCTGAGCTGCATCATCCATTTTTCGACGCTGAATTTGCCTTTATCGAATATTGTCGAATGGCCGCTTTCATCGATAAATCCCATTGCGGCCAGTGCTTCGGCGCTCTTGCCTCGGAGCAGCCCGGAGCCGAAAACGCCCGGGATCGTCCGCGTCATGGCGGCAAGAAGATTGGTTCCGCCTCTCGATCCCGCAAAGCCCATCCGGTTTAAGAGCGCCGTCATGAGGACTATCTGATCGTCGCTTATGCCGAGCGCCGTCTTGCCGACCCCCTGGGAGTATTTGAGAGCGTGCCCGACTTCGGTGAGGCTGCCCGGCGTAATAAGCGAAGCGCGGGTGAGAAGATCGAGATATTTCGTCAATTCCGCCGGCGTATAATGCTGCGCCGTATGCGCCAGGCGCACGGCCTCGACAACCGACTGCTGGGGAGGCATCCCTTTGAGCACATATTGTGCATCGGCGAACTTTGCAAAAACGGGGATGAGGTCCGTGATTTGAGATACGGTGAGTTTATTGCTCGTGGCCAGGGTTTTCGCCATCTGAGCGACCTGGACGTTGGAAAAGGTCGTAACGCCGGTCACCTTCATAATGGCCGCCTCGAGGCGAGTCATTTCACCTACGCTGCCCTTGGTGACCGCTTGGATCCCGATCATCTGCCGTTGCAGTTCGGCCGCGCTCGATACGGCGGATTTAAAGCCGTGCACCATCTTGGTCCCGAAGTTCTCGATCATGCGGCCGGCCATCATCTGCGCGAATACATTGCCTATCTTCTGCACCTGGCCGCTCAGGCCGGTGAGCTGCCCGGATATGGTCATGAGACCGGGAGAGACCTGGTTTTTGAGGCCTATCGTGACCATTACCTGGTACGCTGTAGGCAATTTAAATTCTCCATTTAGGAATTTGGGGATTTAGGAATGAACCCTCACTTCATTCGGATTCGCGTTGAACATTTCAACCCATGTGAAGCGATTTAAGTTTGGCGTCCGATCTTTTGTGAGGACGCAATTCCTCAATCCCTCAATTCCTCAATTATTTTATCTTGCTAAGCAAAGACACCCCAATCGCCAGGCCGATCATGAGAAAAAACGTCGCGCCAACTCCAAGCGTGCACAAGGGCAGTGTAATCATTTCACCCATCACCCATTACCCGGCTCCTAAAAGGACCAATCATATCCAAGGGTCGAGTGGGCCTCGACCATGCGCGAGAGCGTAGCAATAGTTCCGTCCGGCAACGTCTTCGTCAGCGTCTCTCTTATAAATCCGCCCGTTGCCGCGTGGCCTAATATGGCATCGATATTTTTGAGATTATTCATTAGCGCCGGCCCCAGGACTGGGCGCATGGGCATCTTGCTCGTGCCGAATTCATGATAAACCATGACTTCGCTGTCTGAGCCGATAGTGGCTATATCGTTTTCCACTTCGTGGCTGATCGAGTCCCGGAGCGCTCCCGTGCGCCAGAGCGGATTGTCCGGAGGTGAGTATCCGAGTTTTTCTTTCTGCTCCAGCGTGCTTTCGGCAAGCGGCGCCCAGGCCGGAAAAGGATATGCTTCCGGCTGATATTCGCCGATTTCGGCTTTGGCAGTCTGCTCCACAATCTGCGCGCAAAGCTCCAGGCCCAAGTGCGATTGCTTGCCCTTCTCCGCGCAGTGGGTGAGGTAAACGGCAAATCCTTCCAGATCAAAAACTTCCATTATGCAAAGCCTTTCTCACCACGAAGAGCACGAAGAACACGAAGAAAATATAGAATCACCACTTTGGCGATAAAGAGCTGCTCCGATCGAGCGACCTGGTGATGCTTTTTTGAAGAAGTTTTCCCACTTTTGCCTTTCCTTTGTGCTCTTCACCGCGCTGCGCTCCTCCTTCGTGGTGAAATATCATTCGCCCGCTGGCGGCTTAACGAAATCCATCCTGTCCAAATCGAACTTATGCCCTTCCATTTCACTGAACATTATCGCAAACGCCCTTGCGCTTAGCGGGTTGAGCAGGAACGCCTCGTCGAGCCGAAGGCCGTTTTTCACGAGCCACAGCCTCTCTCTTACGCGGTCGTCCCGGAGTAGTTTTTTAGTAATTCCTCGTCGATGGAAAATTTCGCCTGGTGTTTCACGGCAACCGGCATGAGCGCCTTTATGCCTTCATTGCCGAGCTGCTTTAAGACCACGCGCATCTGCGGCCTGGTCCTGGGCACCACAATTATCACATCATCTATCTGCGCCACGTATAAGGTCATCCGGGCCATCGAGGACGTCGCCGGGTTCCCGGCTTCGTTCCCGCCGATCGCGGCCATGAGTTCATATTCCTCCAGGATATCAGGGATCCGCGTCCGGATCTTCCGGCCCAGGTCGTCGGTTATTAACTCCGTATCGCCCGAAGGCTTGATGACCGTGGTTTTCTCTTCCTCCACCGGCGCCGTTCCCGTATCGTGCATTGTGACTTTCATTCGTAGGTTCTCCCTTCACAATCATCGCTGATTATTCCGTCCCGGATCCATCCGTGATATGCCCCAAGGATATTGATGCTCGGAGATACCGTGATTAATGGCGGTTCTCCTGTCACTTCCCAACCTTCATAAAAAACCCTGTCATGATTCCAGCACATGCCATCCACGCAAAAGACTTCTTTGCATGGCATCCAGACCAGAACCGGTTCGCGGCGGGTATTGTGTTGCTTGTAAAAATCGGAAAGCCTGGGCGATTTCGACATCATGAACGGCCAATCGAGATAGCCGGCCGCGTCTCGGAACAGCTCAGAATGAAACCACATATCCCCGATCCGGAGATCCATTCCAATCATCCCCTTCCGCCATTCAATCAGCCTGCATGCCCAAGGCATTTCCCCTCCGCTCAGTCCTCAGTCCTCAGTCCTCAGTCCTGCTCTTTACGCCGTCTTAAGCCGCCTGATCGCCACCCAGCTTATGTCCAGCTTGACCGTTTTGTCGCCTTCCCAGGAGCCGGCGTTGTCGTATTTGAGCAAGACGCCGGGATATACATATTGGACAATGCTCCCGTTGGGGTTCTGGATTGTCTCCTGGATCATGCACGGCTGCTCCGGGACCCCGAGGTAATAGTTCGCCTCGAGTTGCGCGAAATAATCATCCAATACGCTGTCCTGGCGCTCGTATTCGAACTTGCCGCTCCAGCCGTCGAAAAAGCGCACGTGCCTCGTTATGCCGTCCAGGCCTTTGACCTTTATTTCCGTCATGTCGGCCTTGGACGAAAAATGAGTAACGAGACTCGAGATCAGCGGACCTCCCGGCGTCTGGATAACCAGGCTGACGTCCCGCCCTACACTGAAATTATTGATCGGCATTTTATTCTCCTGAAAATTTAGGAATTTAAGAATTTAGGAATTTAGGAATTCAATTCTTCAATCCCTCAATTCCTTAATCCCTCAATTCGCCCCTATTGCGGCGCGATCTGCGTGCTGACCTTGTTCACCTGTACGCTCTGGCCGCCTTCCAGGTTTATGATGAACTTCTCCACTATGGACAGGTATGTGACCATCACGGAGGCCGTCATGTATCCCAGGGCCACCATGTTCTGCGGGTTGTTGCCCGCGTCGCATTCGACCGAAAAAGGTATCGTGCCGAGGCTGTTCCCGATCATGGGCGGGTTGATGGTCCATAAGTTCATGAGAAAGGCAGTGAGAGTCGCGGCTGCTTGCCGTTGCAGATCGAGGCTCTGCGTCTTGCCCACGTAATAGCCCATGCCGGCGTTGAGCGTGTAGGCGATGTAGTTCGTCATGCGCGTATAGTTGTCGCCGTGAATGACCTGGTTGCTCGACGTGTTCCAGCCGAACCGGGCCCCGAAATAATTGCCGCCGGGCACCGGGTTGCAAATCAGGTCGATCCCCGCCTGGCCCAGGGCCTGCAAGTCGGCAGCGGAGTAAACCTGGTTCTGCATGCTCTTCTGGGTCCCGACGATCCCGTAGAGCTGCTTATTCAAGGTCGAATTCTGCGGGGAGAGGTTCGAGAGAAGCCCCGCTATAAACCCCTGCGGCGAGATGAGCCGCACCAGGTTGTTGACCGTATCGTTGAAATAGATCCAGTCGCCAAACAGGAGTTTAGCCGTGTAGGAATCGATGCCGGCTGAGGCCTTCGTCGCCGTGGCATTACTGATCGTGTCCCCGGCAGGCCCGACCATGATCATATAGACGCCTTCGCTTAGTCCGAAGGCTACCTGCGTTGTCCACGTGGCCGAAGTATCGCAGTCGGCGAGCATCCCGACCGATGCCCCGGTATTTCTGAGAGCGTACATGCCCTGCCTCGGGATGGTGTCCTGGCCGAGAAGGGTGTTCGCCGTAACTCCCGATGCGCCGTCCGTTCCTCCGGAAAGAGTGACTGTCCCCGGCGAAGGTGCGGCAGTCCCGGCCCCGGCGCTCGCCACGATGAGCTGGCTCGGACCCCGAAGACCCGATATGCCGTTATTTATGGCGCTTGCGATGGCAAGCCAGACCGCATTTCCGCCGAGCCCGGCGGCCAGGTTGTCAAAGACTTCGGGCATGACGCCCGGCATGGAAACCGTGGCCCTCCAGCTATTGGCGGCGGACCCCGCCGCGATGGTGACCTGGAGGCCGCTTCCGAGGCTCCCGGTATATTTCGATGTCACCGTGAGGCAGGTGGATTGGATGGTCGTATTCGCCGCCAGGTCCGTGCCGTCCGTAACGCGCACGCACCTGAAATTGCTCGCCCCCTGAAGGACCGCCCCGGCAACGGCCGTACCCATGTCGTACTTGCGCGCCTGGATCTGCCCGAAAAGCTGCGCGTACTGCCACATGTCTCCGATGATCGTGGGCGAATTGACCGGCCCCCAGGCCGCAGTTCCCACAACGCCCAGGATGTTCGTCGGCAGACCGTTTATGAGGTAATTGCTCGGCGGAATGATCTGCACGTACACGTCGGGCACGATAAGCGCCGTTAAATTGATTTGTCCCTGCTGAACTACAGGCATGTTGCCCTCCTGAATTTAGGGATTTAGGGATTTAGGAATTCAATTCCTCAATTCTTCAATCCCTCAATTCCTGAATTTGTTTATTGATTTCATCCCACCATCCCTATAGCGGTCAAAATCGTAAGCGTCGGGCTCGGATCGGCCCCGTGAACCACAAAGGCCGCGTCGTCATCGTCCAATATGGCCGCTATTTCCACGGCGTTCGTAATCATGGCGCCGACCTGGTGGGCCCCCGACACCGAAGTGAATGGACTGGTCACAATGTAAGTTGACATAGGCCAAAACCTTTCCCACCACGAGCACGAAGATCATGAAGAAGGGCTTTTTGTATAAATAAATCTTTTCCTTAGTGTCCCCTTCGTGCTTCGTGGTGAAATGCTTTTCATGCATAAACGCTCGTCTCCGGCGCATTCGCCGGCGTGATATTTTGCTGCACAACCACGACTTCCCATTCTTCCTCGGTAATCGTGGTCGCATAATCGACGCTGTAGAGCAGATCGCGCCGGTAAATTCCCATCTTCTGCTCGGAATCGTTCAGCGCCGACCCATGATAGATGATCCGCGCCGCATATCCGTCCGGAAGGGTAAGGAACCTGGGAGTCGAGATCGCCGGGTCGACCACTTTGGCCACGGCGTCTCTCAGCGCCGGACTTCCGGCCCATATCCCGGCCATGAATATGCGTTCCTGGTTCCGGATCCCTTTCGCCGCAACGCCGGAACCCCCGACCCTCGCCGCCGCGATCCGCGCGGTCGCCGGCAGGATTATCTGTGCGCCGCTCGACGTGGTCCCTGGAATTACTGCATTTATGAGCGCCGCCAGGGCCGCTGCTGCGCTCAAAAGCGTATCGCCGGAGACGGTCTGATAAACGAACGCCAGCCCGTTTGCGAGGATGGCAATATTTTGTCCCGGCCCGGGAGTGCCGCCGAGAGTGACCGTGACGCCGTTTATGGCCGCCGTGATCGTCGGCGCCGGCGCCGCCTGAACCTGCCAGGTCTCCATGTACCTGGTGGTATTTCTGTCCGCTTTCCACGGATAGATGTTCACATGCACGATCGGTGTGCGCGAATCCCCCGGCTTTAAGCCTTGCGGCAAATCCTTATCGAGTTGCTGCGGATTCGGCCAGCCGGGATAAACTGGTACGATAGGTCCGGCAACGCTCGGCGCCGTAGGACCCGATACGCCGCCCGGATAAAGCGCCGCCTCAACCGTTTGGGCCAGCACGTTCATGACATCGGAAAGATCAGCCATTCAAAACCCTTCTCACCACGAAGATCACGAAGGAACCCTCACTTCTTTCGGATTCGCGTTGAACATTTCAACCCATGTTAAATACTTCAAGTTCGCGTCCGATCTTTTGTGAGGACGCGCGAAAAAATCTTTATGCGCTTCGCCGGCTGCCCGGCCACGTGCTATAGCACGTGCGCCGGCCCTGCGGGGTGCGGGGAAGTCACTTCCCCGCGGTCCTTATTTTTTGCCCTTCCTCTGTGTCCTCTGTGCCTCTGTGGTGAATGCTTTTGTTTTCAGCCAAAAGCCAGATTACGAAAAGTGCTATAAAAACTGCTAAAAGTTCCATCTCTCTTATCTTTTCCACTCAGTCCTCAGTCCTGAGCAACTCAGTCCTCTCCCTTAGGCTTCCATCCTCACGCAATGTAGCATGAACCCGAATGGATTCGGATATGCCGAAACTACCTGGAATCTTCTGCCAAGATCGTCTGTCACAAAATCCCGGTCCTGGACCGTCGTCGCGTCGAATCCGGGAGCAAGCCGGAAATAGATGCTCCATTGGGCCTTTGTCACGTCCAGGGGCAAATTCGGGTCGTTCTTTTGTCCTATTCTCCTTGGCTGTATCCCGGCCGCGATCTCCGAAACGATCACCGTCTCGGAGGCCTCCACGTCGCCTCCATATCCTTGCAGCCCGGCCCCGGTCTGCGCTGTAGCGCGCGTTATGCTGATCGTCCGGTCGTATAAAAAGCTCATAGGACCCTTTCACCACAGAGGCACAGAGGACACGGAGAAAAGAAACTGGCTTGGCTGAAGACAAAAATCTTTTGCATTTGCTTCCCGTTGATCTTCTCTGTGCTCTTCGTGCGCTTCGTGGTGAATACTTTATCCCAGCGGCATTACCACCCACGGCCTCAGCATTGCCTTCACGTCCTCGCTTAAATTCGATGCAACGAAGTTTTGGATGGACGTCTCTCCGGTCCGGCTGCTTTTTACCGCCCCGTACATGGGATTCATCTGCAGGGCCGTTATAAGCTGGGCCGTACCCAGCTTAACGCCGTCCGGAAGGTTCGCATACGTGAATCCGGATATGTACCGGATCTTGGTCTCGGAATAATACGCAATCATTATCCCGGCCGGGATCCAGATCTGCCCGGTCGCCCGGTCGACCCCGCACGTCGCCGGATCCCATATTTCCCAGGCGGGCGGTCCGCCGAACTTGCTCAAGGCCGCGAGCAGGTTGAAATCATCGACGTTATAGTTCCCCGCATCTCCGCGCCGCCCGTAACCGTACCTGCCCGTGCCGCCAATGACGCGCACTACCGGCGTCCGGGACAGGATCGTAAGCGGCCGGTCCTTCGGCATATATTTCTGCTCGGTGATGACCAGGCCGCTCTCCATCGTGCAATTTGCCCCGTGCGAAAACATTACATTCCGTAGAGTTAGGCTGAGCTGACCCGGAGGCGTTCCGGTTATCGATACGACAATGCAAGCCTCGGCCGCCGCCGGATTTGCCCTGTCCAGGATGAGCACGTCCCCTACCTGGAGCATAAGCAGAGGCCCCGTGACCTGTACAACGACATTTGCTCCGGGCACTATTGCTCCCACGCTTGCAAGGGAAAACTCCGCAGAAAGCGCCTGCATCCAGGACGGCTGCCCGGCGCCGTCGGGCGCCCAGATAAGCCCTTCGGGCCTCCTCAAATAGGCGCTGTCCAGCATGGCGGACGCCTGGTGCACCTGGGGCGCCGTTGTATTTGCCACGCCGAACGTGGCATAGTCCTGCGCTTGCAGGTAAATCGAAGCCAACTCGAAACCCCATTCTCACCACGAAGACCACGAAGAACATGAAGAAGAAACTTGTGGAAAAGAAAAGAAATCTGCAGAAATCTATTCCTTGTCCAAGAGATCTTTTCTCTTTACCCTTTGTGCCCTTCGTGCCCTTCGTGCCCTTCGTGGTGATTCGCCCTTACGGCCTCTGCACCACCCCGACACTGTGCGCGTAAGCTGCGCCCTTAACGACCAAAGTATCGAACTTCACGCCGACGAACTGCCCGGCCAGGTTGCCCACCAATCCCAACTGGAACAGCCTCGGATTGGGATTGAATTCCTTGCCGGAGATGACCGGAATTTCGATGTCATCCTCAGACAGGATCGCGGCGTAATAATTCTGGTTCCCACCCGGAGGCGCGCCGAACCCGTAAGCTGCCCCTGCATCGGTAGGCATGAAGGCGTCGCCGATGATCGGCAGCACTCCCGCCTGGGTCGAAAGCCCCCCAACCGTTACACCGGCCACTACTTCAACGGGTTTCAATTCGAGTTTTGCGGCCTTCAATTCCTGGTCGATGTAGTCGCCCAGTACAGGGTTCACATAGATGGCGCTTGGCTTAGGCTTATACAACTGGTTAGCCAGCATCAACGCGACCTGGCTCTTAAGGCCGTCGATAATGGATGCGGCAGGACTGATCGTGAACTGCAGCGTGATCTGCGCAAGCGCGCCCATCCACTGGAGCTGCGTGGGCGTCATCAGGCTGGTGTCGTTTCCGGACCAGAACATCTGCGCCCGCAGCCTTTCGATTGCACTGATGATATCGTCCACGTCTTTAGCAACAACAGAGGCAAATTGCCCCTGCTGTTCGGTAACATCCCGGTCGAACAGGCTGAGGTTGCTTTGCGCCGTCGCAGCCTTGATAAAGGCCGGCCGCTCGACCCTGGTCGGACCGGTAGCAGTTGCGGACAGGTTTCGTGGATCGACCGCTGCCGCCTGGGCAACCGCCGTCTGCTCGAAATACCTGTGCGGGTGCCCTGTGGCAGGGCACTGCGCGGACGCCAACCGCTGCATCGTAATGCTCGTCCGCCTGATTATGTCCATG